GCCGTACCGATTGCACCGCCTGTAGCTACATTTTGACCCATTTGTTCGTACATTTGTGGGCCAGTAGCACCTGTTTCTACGGGGGTCATAGCACCTGTAATAGCACCTACGCCAGCACCTTGCACATAAGGATTAGCACGAGCAAAACTAGGAATCATGCCCACGCCTTTGGCTACGCCAGCAGCAGGCAATACAGCACCGCCTACACGCCCACCAATATATGACGCTGGGTTTGCTTCTTCATAAACTTGTGATTCTTGGGCTAAACGCTTTACAGCATCACTAACGCCACCACGACCACCTGTAACGCCTTGAGCTACAGCTAATAATGGGTCAATAGCAGAACGAGTAGCACCAGCCATAAACGACTCTAATGGTCTAGGTTCAGGTTGCACATTTAAACGCACACCACGCACAGGTCTGCCAACTGCTGCACCGCCACCCGTTTCAGCAAATTCAGATTGCGTGGGTTGTGGTTGTAAAGACATTAAACCTTCATTAGAAAGTTTAGTTAAATCGCCACCTTTAAGGGCTAACAAATCGGCATCTGAAAGTTTGGATAAATCCATTACTTTAGTCCTCTGCGTTTTAATTCTGCATCAATAGCGGATTGGCTAGGCATACCCACAGGTTTTTCTTCTTTTAGTGTTTTAGGTTGTTGCCCAATAGGTTGAGCACCTAAATTAGCACCACGCCCTGCGGCAATACCAATATCTCGTTCTGCTTGTTCACGAGCAGCAGCTTTTTGAGCAATTTGTTCAGGCTTGTCACCAAAAACAGGAAAGAATGTTCGATTGTTTCTAACAACTTCAGGCTCAGTAGCGGCAGCACCCGTTTTAAATCGCAAATAGGCTTCTGACCATTGGTCTTGTGCTTGTTTATATTGCTGTGCAGCAACAGGTATAACTGGGTTAGCAACACCACCAGCAAGACGAACAGCAGTTTGTGATTTAAATGATGTTGGGTCAAAACCTTGCTTTTCTAAGGTGTTAACTGCGTTACTAGCAGAAACCATTTGGCTTTGGAAAGCAGACGCTTTGCCTTGAGATTCAGTTAAATCTTTTCCTAAACCTTTGTTCATTTTTTCAAACTCAAATTTTTCTCTGTCAAGATTTAATCGTTCTCTTTCAGCAGGGGTAATTTGCTGTTTGTAGTCGTTAAACGAACCTTTAAAACCATTAGCTTTAGCAAATTCATAGTTTTGCATTTCAGTTGTAGGTTTAATTGGTTCGGGTAAAGCACGATTAATTAAAGTTGGTAGCAACTCTTTACCTGCACCAAAACGGCTTTGCAAAGCTAAATTAGTAGCGGCTTGAAAGTCAGGCGGTAAGGTTTGTGTGGCAGTAGGCATGGGAACATTACCTGTGTATGGGCCAGCCATTTCTGTTTGCACATCACGAGGTTTTAACTGTTCCATAATTGCTCGTGTTTCTTGTTCTTTACCTTTGCGTAACTGCTCTGCAAGGTCAAGCATAGCCTTATCGCCTTTTTCTGCTAGGCGTGTACCCGCATACATTTGGGCTAGAGGTGCTGCGTACTGAAAAAAACTAGGTGCAACATAACGCCCACTTACCATTTGACCTTGTGGCATTTGCTGACCTTGTTGCATAAGCAACTGAGCCATCTGCTGTTGGCGGTTTAAGGCTTGTTGTTGCTGTAGGATTTCAGGTGGCAAGCTACCTGCGAGATTTAGCATTTGTGGTTGAGCCATTTAAAACTCCTGTGCCGCTAACATTCTGCTTTGTTGCGAATATGGGTCTGTGCCATATTGCTGAGAAACATTGTATTGAGTGTAAGGGTTATAAGTTCCCATACCGCCCATTTGTACATCTTTAGCGTTAATTTCTTGTTGGTTGGGTTGTTTACGCAATGCCATAGCCATAGCCATTGGGTTCATACCACCTTGAGCCGTTTGCCCAGCTTGTTGGGTTAAACCTTGAGCTTGTTGCATAGCCTGTTGTTGCATAGCTTGTTGATTTGCTATGTTTTGAAATACAGGGGCTAAACCACCTAAATCTTGAGTTTGTGGTCTTGGATTACCCATAGGGTTCATAGCAAGGTAATAGGGGTTAAAGTCCATCATGGTAATAGTCCGTAATCTACGACTTTATAGCCGTCATCTAGGGTTTTAACTGCATAAGGGAATACTTGTTCTACTTCTTGTGCCATGACACCAACATGAACTCCCTCGCCTGCTAATGGGTGGGATTTGACCTCATCTTTGTATTCAAAGCTATAAAGTGTCAAGCCGTTATCCATTACACCGATTGCTTTAATGTTTTCTTTAAGTCTTACATCCGAAAACGCCATAATTCCAGCACTACCTAATCCCATTAATCCTTGATTTAGGTTAGCTTGGGCGGCTTGTTGAGCATTAAAGTTACCCATTTGAGCGTTGTATCCCATCTGTGCAGCACCCAATAAATCAGGGCCTTGCGTTGTCGCTTGTTGGGCAGAATTAACATAAGTTGGGGCGGTTACTTGAGAACCAGTACGCAATGCACTTAACACATTTAATGGTTCGTTTCTGCGATAAGCCAACTCGCCTAATTGTTGTTGACGGGCTTGTAAACCAACGCCTAAACCTTGAGTTTGTGCCCCAAGTAGTAAATCGTTTTGCTTTTGGTCAAAGTTACGGATAGCTCGGTCATAGGCTTCCGAACCAATTTGAATACCTTGATTAGCTAATTGCTGTTCTAACCTTTCACGCCCTTGTTGCATTTGTGGCTGTAACCTACGCATAATAGCGTCAGAATACATTTCACTAGGGTTAATACCTATGCTTGGTAATTGACTTACATCAAATGGGTTTTCTAGTTGTTGTCCAACATATTCAAGACCTTTTGTGCCAAGCTGTCCAACACCAAGACTTAATTGGTTTTGAATATCTAATAATTTTTGCTGTTCAGGGCTAAACTTTTGGGTGGCTGACCACATTGGGTTGCCGTACTTATCTTCGCCTGACATGGTGTATTCAAGCGAACCATAAGGGGTGTATTGATTGACCCGATTGGCGGCTACTGCTAGACGAGCAGCGTCTATATTGCCTTGAGCAGTTTCTCTAGCCGCACCCGCATAGTTAGGTGCAGCAGGGGCACTTGGAGCAGGCCCTAATCCTAAAAATCCACCACCACCCATACTATTCTCCCTTGTTTAAAGAGCATCGGATGTTTAAAAACCGACACTCCTCTTTTTTCATAGCCATAATTACCAAATCACCACTCATGTGGGCATCAGGTATTTCAGCTACAACCTTAAAGCCCAAATGTCGGTTTAACTTTAGGGCATCTGTGTTATCAGCACAGATTTGCCCTAGTATAACGCTAAGTCCAAGTTTATTAAAGGGGTAATCAAATACCGCCCATATAAAATCTTTACTAGCCCAATGCTCACCAACACTACCAATATGAATCTCACAAGCCTTTGGCATAAAGTTGGTATATCCAGCCACCGCTACCAAATTGCCGTCTTTTAACTGTCCAATACATTGGGTGGTTTCAGGTAGGGGAAAATTCAGTATGCGAACCAACCATTCCCCCAAATAGCGTTGGTTTTCAGTTGTAACTTGTCGCATTTACAGAATAGCTCCCCTTTCCATTACATAGTCTGTACTAGCCCACCGAACATCAATATCTTGCGATGCAATATTTAGGATAATCCCTGCTGCATAGCCTATACCCGTCACACCTTGCCAATTCTTAGAAATGGTATTTCCACCACCCCAATCAAAATCATCCCATGTAGAAGTATCCCAAATGCCCACAGAAACTAAGGCAGGGTTAAAACTAACCTGTCCTATATTGTTTTGGGTTTCAAAATCAGTGTTTATACCGCATAGAATGGCTGGTAAGCCGTTATCGGTAAAGAGGATAGGGCGTACCATAGTAAAGCGTTTTAACTGCCCTCTAGCGTCAAAATAGCTATATGCTTGTTGGCAAGAAGCTTTGATGTTTTGGTCGTTGTCTGACAATCCATCCCAAAACTTACCGACATAGCCATTACCACCAAAGTACATATCCTCGTCATAGACTTCAAAGCAAGTAGCGTTTATGCCTGAAAAACTAGCCCAAGCCTTAGTAATGTTGTGCATGACATATTGTTGTTGACCGCCAATTACGGGAATATTAAATATCAGCATATTCTGTTTGGCGTAATAGTGGATTTGCCACCCAAATTCTGTGTTATATAGGTCGGCAGCTTCACTTACAGCGTAAAAAATCTTGTCTGTAATGTTAATTCTTGGGTCTAAACGGCTAGATTGCAGGGCAGAAGCCAATGGGACTATGCCGTCTTGGGTAATTAACAGTAAATCGCCTGCAAACTTGAAAAAACAGCGTCTAGCAAAGACTTGACCAAGTTGCCATACCCCAATTAACGAC